GGCTCCATAAAAATTACCATCTACAGTATATCGTACTCCCGCCGCACTTTCTAATACTATATAACTATCAGTATCTCCTACCGTTGTAAAGTCACTATCTAATGTATTTACGCCTCCTGTTCCCGTCATGGTTACAAAAGTAATAATCGCAGGCCAGGATGAAGTGTTTATAGTTAAAGTTACTGCACACTTTTTTACAGAAACAACAACATATTTTCCGATATCAGAGTCTTTTGCTTCATAGGTATTATCTACAATTGTAGCCGCAGTGCCTCCTGCACTGATATTAACTAAAGGTGTAGAAAAATTAGTACTATTTGTACTAGTTAATGTACCTACAACATTTGAGGTCTCAAATGGAATATCATTTATATAAACAGAGTTTTTTGCATTTACTAAGCCTTGAATAGGGCCCTCGCAAATCATATCTACCATACCTATATATTGTTTTGTGGATCCAATACTCATTTATTGCTTCTCCTAGTATGCAAAGCCGTCTGTATCTCTAACTGGTTCTTCATCGTATGAGGGCCCCGTATTCGGCTGATTTGTGTCTCCTGGCTGAGAAGGGGTTGTAAAGTCATACCCATCCTGTGCATAATCTACAAATGAACGATTTTGATTTTTAATTTCAAAAGATATGGGACGCCCGGGAACTCTTAACTGTCCGTATAAAATAGGAACGGGATCACCTTCTATAATAGTGTGTGAGGAGCCTTGAAATAAATAACTTTCGTCTTGTTGATTGTCTACCGAAGGATCTGGTGACATTATTTGCTGTATCCCAGTCAGTATAAGATTTGAGCCAAGCATTACAAGACCTAATGCGATTTTTGGCAATAAAGCCACAAAAGCGGTGGGAGGTCCAAGAGCAAGCTGCGCAAGATAGTACTGCTGAGTAATTACTGCTAAAGCGATAAGAACAATTCCTACAATAATTTTTCCAATTCCTGATTTAGATCCTAAAGGGACTGCTTGAATAGTTAGGCTGCCCTCTGGATATTGTAGTAAAAGATCTTCTTCTACTTCTACGGGCTTACCTTCTATTGAACAAATAAATCCTATACCCTTATCCTGAGAGTCCATTAAGTATTGTCTAAAGTTATCAAAATTTGCTTCAAAACAAGCAACGGCCTCTCCAAAAGAGGAAACACTCATGTCAAACTCATGACCAAACTTATCGCCTATTTCGCCTTCTAAATAAACTTTACGAAGCATATCTATAAGCCCCTATTAAATATTCTGCCCAAAAAGGGTATAAATTTTCTCGACAAGAAAGACGGTTTTCAGCATGATGAAAAAATACATCATTTCCTAAAAATACTCCACAATGATCTGGAACTTGATGTTTTACTTTAAAGATTAAAACATCGTTTTTCTTTAAATCGCTGAATTCTATTTTCTTTCCGCCCCACTTTTTTATTGTTTCTTCATTAAAATAATTTAAATTTCTATCCCACCAATTATCTTCGAAAGGAATTCGTGGAGGTATTTTTATACTTTGACTTAATAAATAATCTCTCATTGCTTCAAAACAATCTTTTGTACCAAACTCATACTCTCTTCCGATTAAGGGGTATGCTCTATTTTTTGGTTCTATAATATTTAATTCCATACCGGGATAGCTAAAAATATAATAAGGAACACCTAATGCATTACAACAATCTATATCGTGCTGAGAAGCTTCATTGGAAGCATCAGGATGGCTGTGTACAATTGCATAAATATCAGCTTTTCTTTTTATATTTAAATAATCTGTAGAAGATAAAATAAAATTTTCCGTGTCTTTTGCTAGATTTTCACAAGGAAACCATTGCTTTTTACCTTTTATAATTCCTATAACTCCGCAGCCTTCCTTTGGGTACTCTTTTTCAAAGTGGTCTTGTATTAATTTAATCATTTAAATTTCTTTGCTCCTGGGAACCCGCCAAAAGGTAGAACTACATTTTGTTGTTTTGTTTTTTCTATAATTCCAGATGTAAATGTAACTTCAATTGTTCCTGTAGGATTACTAGAATCATATGCAGTAAGAGCACTAGTGTCTAGAACAGTAGTTAGCTCTGAATCTGTGTAAAGAGAATAAGTTCCTGACGTTTCCTTTAAATAGTATATAGTATTTTCTACACTGTCCCAATTTGCTTCTATATTTTTAATAATAACTGGGTCCCCGGAAATAAAGCTGCTAAGATTTGTACCGGTAACTATCGTTTCACTACCGTCCCATTCTATATCAGTAATATCTGTTTTATAAGAAGAAGTATTCGCACCTATAGTTATATTAAAATTAGGACTTGTATTTGAAACTGCCGTTATAGCTTCTGTACCTATGGAAGTAAAAGCCCTAGCTAAACTGCTGCTTGAAGGGTTTAAACTAACAGTAACTATATCCCCCAGAGAAAAATTATGAGAAGATCCTGTTGATAATACAGCAGATGAAGCATATGATATCGCAGATATATCTTTAACATATCCTTGAAATCTTACTTTACAAGAATTTAAAGTTTTACCACAAAGATCTATACGTTTCCAATATTTTCTGTAGTGTAAGGGGCTTTTTCCATTATTATTAAATAGAGCTTCCCATATTTCAACATCACCGGAAGTAGTAGTAGTTTTAACAATATCTCCTGCAGTATGCTGAGAATTTCCAGAGTCCCATTCATTTATAGTCCCTAAAATAGGAGTATCGTCTGTTCTAAAAAATGCGTGCTGCCTTGACCCTTCTTTAGGCCACATACAGCCGCCCCCAAGCCCCTCTGCTCTTCCTTGATATTTCCAAACACAGTACTGACCAATAACATTTCTTGCAGGTAATTTTGCTCCTTCTACATCCATAGGAGAAGCTAACTCAAACGTTACAAGTATATTATTTTCTGAACTAACCCTATCAATATAATATACTTGAGGAGGAAATTGAGGATTGCTACTGCTGCCGCTCCCTAAATGGCTTTCAAAAGTTCTTCTGTAAACTACTCTTGTACCAATTAACTCATCATTTGTTTCAAAGGGAAAATCTAGTGTACCAAAATCTAAAAATCCTCCTGAAGTATAGGCTGAATAGCTAGTGCCATCTATTGAAGTAGTTAAAGCAGAGTTAGAATATAAAGCAAGAGTTGTCGAAGTTTTTACATCTACATAAAAAGCATTATCATTTAATTGTACCATTCCATCTACGCCTGTTATACTTATAAGACTTCCATCTGACAGTTCGTGGGGCGCAGCCGTGGTAATAACGACAGGGTCAGCTTGAGTTGCTCCGGTTATAGATACGTTTACAACATTTTTTCTTATATTTTCTAAAACAGTCTCCGAAGAATCTAATGTTTTAGATAAAAGAGGAATATTTGCAACAGTTAGAGAAGGTCTAGCCATAGCTCCGGTAGAAGCAACTTCTACTCCTGTTAAATTTATCGGAATAGAAGAATAGGTATCACCATTAAAAACAATTTGAGCACCTTCTTTTTCTCCTCCATTAAATAAATAAAAATGTCCATCTAGATCAGTATCTGAGTACCCCGGCAGAGTAACTTCAAAAAGTTCTATTAATGCTTCTCCAGTATCAAGAAGCTGTACTGAATCAATTATGTCTGTCATGGTTCATAAACTCGTCTAAAAGTTGCATTTAAAGAATGAATATCTACTTGATTATAAGTAATACTATATTTATCAGAAACTACTTTAAAAGTTTCTCTTTGTAATGTAATATTAAAGGATCTAGCTGCTTTTGCATCTAAAAAAGCGGCTATAACTTCAATTTCTGTCCAGTCTCTATTTGCAAAATTTACAGTAAAAGTTTCATCTTTAGAATTTATGCCATCTAAAACTCTTTGCTCATATCCGTCGCCAAATTTTGCAGTTAAAGTTCTATGTGTAGGATTTCTTGTAATATTTCTTCCAAAAACTATTTCTGCGGAGGGGTCTGATAATATACTACTAACGTCTAATAAAACATCATCTCCCCCTGTTCCTCCTCCAAGAACAGAGTTAGAAATAGTTAAGCGCTTTGAAGCTGTTGCTCCTGTAACACTGTATCCTGATCCCGAAGCATTTACTGCCAAAAGAGTTGCCGTACCATCACTATTTATTCTAATATTGAATGTAGCACCGCTACCTTGATTTGCGTTATCTGCATGTGAAACATTATTATAAGTGCCCGGAGTTCTATCAGTATCTGTTGTAGAAGCACTTGAGATAGCGGCTGTAGATACTCCATTAAAATTTGTAAAATTTTTATTTAAAATATAATTATAATCATCTACAGAGCCATCCGCAGGAAACTTGGATGTAAGAAGAGACAGTACTTCACTTCGTAAAATACTAAAACTAAAGGCTCGTGCTGCCATTATGATGCTCCGTGAGGGCTAAGAATCCCTCCTGCTCGTTTTTGATTAATAAGCTCTTGCTGTACTGCCAGAGCTATTACTTTTCCTAAACTTGCTCCGGTTTGCGAATCAGATTGAGAGCTTTGTGCTCCATTGCCTTCACTATCTACTGTTACATTTACTGTAACATTATTTTGCTGCCCCATTCCTGCACCTTTACCCATGGATACGGGGATTGATTTTCCGTCGGGAAGAGGTACAATTGCTTCATCATATTTTCCTTCTCCTACTAACCCCAAGGTTGGCCTTCTTGCAATTCCTCCGTTTGCATATGCTGCGGATCTAAATCCCCCTCTTGCAATTCCTCCGTTTGCAAAGCCGAAAAATCCAAGTAAAGTAGTAAAAAGGCCTCCGCCCCCTCCTAAACCTCCTAGAATACTTCCTAATAAATCAGGCAAAGAGCTAAAAAGACCTCCTAAATCCTTTGTTAAACTACTAAAAATAGACCCTAAATCGCTTCCTAGATCTCCAAAAAGATTTGTAAGCCCAGTTAGAAAAGGAGTATCCTCATCAAAAAGACTTTTCATATTATCTGTAAAACTTGTAAAAAGTCTTGTAAGTCCTGTAGCACCGCCTTCACTGGAGGTTACTACTTCTTCTAAAACTCCTTCTCCTGTGGTGGGCATTGAGGTCGGATCACTTCGTCTTGCTGCAGAGTCGTCTCTGCCAGCTTTTTTGCCTATTAGGTTACCAAAAAGAGTACTAAAAGGGCCTGGCTTCTCTACATTTGAAGAGGTTGTTACTTCGCCTTTCATTGCCGCAATGTCATTAATCATACTATCTATGGAACGAGAAGAAACTCCTCCACCTGATGCAATATCATTAATCATAGCATCTATAGAAGAAGAACTTATTCCTGGAGAAGTTGTAGTACCTGCTGCAAGACCGTCAATATGACCTTGCTTTACTCTCTCATAGGCAATGTCTGCACCATCAGAATGAGCTTTTCTAATTTTATCTTCGGGTGTTCCAAAAAGAAAACCAGTTATTCCTTCTGTAACTTGTTTTGCGAGAGTATCTGCAATAGCAGAGACTGTTGCTTGTGCTATTTTTAGCATTGCATCTTTTAGACTGCTTTCGTTTCCTTTTATTAAATCGGCGATACCTGATTGAGTTGCTCCTTCAAATGCGCCTTTTGCTGAGTTTGAAAGCTCAAGCATTGCATCGGTTTGCTCGTGAATGGTTTCTAATTGTGCCTGTAAAAGACGTAATTTTTCTGTATTAGCTTTTACACCACTAGAGTCAAGAGTTGCTCCATCAGCGAGTTGTTGGTTAATAGTTGCATTTAATTCTCTTATCTCATTTACTTTTTGAAGCCTATTTATCTCAATTTGAAGATTTTCTCTCTGTAAAGGAGTAGTATTTCTTAAGACTTTTTCTGCTAATATTTGAGTTTTTGTTTTTTGTAATAGAACTGAATTTTCTCTATCTAAAGTGGCTTGAGCTTTTTCACCTAATTTTCTAATTAAATCTTCTAGAGTTAATTGCTTTAATCTTTCTACTGTTATGCCTTTTAGTTGATCTGCAAAAACCGCGAGCTGTTTATCATCAAAAACATCTACTAAATTTTCTGACATTCCCCTACCAGTTCCGAGTATATCTTCTATGGATCTTTTTGTAATGCTTATACTTCTTGAAAATACGCTCTGATTTTGAGCTAAACCTTGTTGAAATTGTTTAAATTCATCTCCTACCTGAAGAATATCTAAAAATGCGGCTTTTTGATCGTTTAATGCAAAAGTTGCATCTTTTGTTGCTTCGGGTACCCCTCTGACTGCTTGTTGAAGAGCTGCAAAAGAAGCTCGAACTGCTTCATTGTTTTCTGCTGTAGGCTCTTTTCTATACGCCTTTTGGGCAGCAAGAGCTGCACTTAAAGACCCTTCTAAATTTCCAATATTGTCATCTAACTGCTTGGTTGGCTGTCCCGCTTTTTTTAATGAAGAGCTAAGAGTACCTAAATTATCTATAAATATTCGCAGAGTTCCTACTTGGGCTTCAAGAGCCTGACTGTTTTCAATATACCCTCTAGTAACTTTCCTGCCTACTCCAGCTCTTCCTTGCGTTAGGTCATTTGCGGTTTCTTGCCGCTTTTTCAACTCTCCTAGTTGAAAATTTAACTCTTTTATCTCTCTAAAACCTAAGTTATTAATAGCATTTGCAAAATACTCTACTTCTTCTCCGACTGTTTTAAACCCTCCCGCATTTGAAACGAGTCTTTCAACTTCTTGTTGTTGTTCTCGTAAAGAGTCATTTATCCCGTCTAATCTATCCAACAGTCTAAGCAATGCTGGATCTTTAAAATAGTCTATTGCTTGCTTAAGAATTCCTATTAAGCTAAGAGCAAGACCAACAAGACCTGCAATTCCTAAAGCTGCGCTGGCAAATCTGGTGAATGCAAGAGTGGATGCTTTTAAAAATCCCATAACTTGGCCATGGGTTGCTTGAAGAAGCGCTAACTCCGCTCTCCAAGTTGCATAGTATCTTTTAATTCCTGTAGTTTGTTGTGCTAGTGCTAATTGCTGCTCCGCTCGAATTATTCTTACATTTCTAGTTACTGCCTCTTTTGTTATATTATCGTAATTAATAATGGTGCTGGTTTTGGTTTTAGCACTATTTTCTACCCATTTTAACTCCGCGTCATTAAGCTGAGAAGGGTCTGCTCCGAGTTTTTGACCAATAGCACTAGTGCCTGCTGCCGCTTGTAGCTCTTTTCTTGCATTGCTTGCTTCTTCGGCAATATTTGAAAGTTTAGGGGCCGCAGGAACTAAACTTCTAATAATACTTTGCCCTAAAAGTGTAAAAGCGCCCGTTAAAGCTATAACATTTTTTGATAAAGCTCCTGCAATAAACTCTGCTATTGGGCTTATGAATCCTTTTATTTTTTTCAATAAATCATCAAAAGCCTTACCTAATTTAGCAATTTGATTTACATTACCTCCAAGATCACTAAATTTTTCATTTCCTTGTTCAAGGACTTCATTTACTACTGCTTGGGTTCTTTGATAAGCTGTTAAATCTTTTGCATTTTTACCCAAGGCTTCAGCATACTTAGTAGTGGCAGTTTCAAGACGAAGAATAATACCTAATTCATCTAATAATTCTGGTTCGGCCTTTGTAGCACCCCTAACTAAACGATCAAAAGAGTCGCTTAAATCTCTACCGAGAGCTAATGAAGCATTTTTTGCAACAGAAGCTAAATCACTTAACTGATCTGAAGATAAACCTGAAGCTGTACCTATTGCGGTTGCTTGTGCGGCGTCTTGAAAAGTAAGTACACCATCAGTAGCGTCTTGAATACGTGACGTTAAGAGTGATAAAGATTTTCCAGTTTTTTCTGCAAATCTAAGTTGACTCTCTTCTATAACTCTAAAATCGGCAGCCCCTTTAAAAAAGTTAAAAGCTGCTGTTACCGCAAATACATTTGCAGCCAGAGTCGCATAGGCAGGAACAAGACCTCCAGAGATGCCTTGTGCCATTTTTGAAAAGTTTTTGGTTCCATTAGCAGAAGCCTGCGCAGCCCCTTTTAAATTTCGATCAGCAGTACGAGCAGTCTTGCCTGTTTCTTCTAAGGCTAGTCCAAGCTTTTTTGCATTTACGGCAACACGTTTTGTAGTACCTTTATCATCTACAACTACGTCAATATAAACTTTATTTTTTGCCATTAGCTACGCACATTATGGGTGTAGTTTTTTCCACCTCCTGCAGACTTAGCTTTACGCTGTTCTGCTTTACGTTTTCTTTCAGATTCTTCTGCTCTATGTGAAACTAATATTGATTCGTATAGTTTCATAAAAAATAGAGTTTCTTTTTTATTTTCTACGTCATATAACTCAAAAAGTTGATTACATTGCGCCCAGTTTTTACCAAGATAAGTACCTGACATTCCGTCCCAGTTATCTGATAAAAAACTAAATATAAAAAATGCCACTTGAACTTCTTCGGGAAAATCCGAAGGCTCGAGCGGCATTTTTGCTGGGTCTGGTTCTTGTCCTAACTGTTCACAAATTCTTAAATATTTTTCTAAGTCTATTTGTGAACTTTCTCTTACATATCGCTCAAGTAATGCTTTTAAAGCAATTACTTGTTGCTGGTAAAATTTTCAAGATCACCTACTGTTTCGGTCACCCAAGCATCAAAATCATTTGCATTCTTCATAAGAAGTTCTGCGTTTTCTTGGGTGTAAGGCAGGGTATCATTAGGATCAAGGTCAGAAATATCAACCAAAAGAAGCTCTTCTAAGTATTGAAATTTCAGTCCTTTCCATCCTTTAATAACTGCTTTACAATATTCTGTAAGAAACTTTTCCTCGTCTAGTTCTTCTTCCGGCTGTCGAGTTTTTTTACTAAACTTCGTAGTAATACACTTTTTGCGAAGCTTTAGTAGTTCTTCTCTAGCTAAATGACATAGATCAACTGTCATTCCTTTATAGCCAGGAAAATCGATTGTTACCGTCTTACTTGGAGTCATAAGACTCGCGAGAGAGATAGGCGCTTTTTTATCAGTCATGGTTGTTCCTTAAAGGGTTATTATTGATTTATACCACATATTATATCGAAAGGAAGCAAAAAAGTCAAGAAATATTTTTAACACCTGGAAAGAAAAAACCCGCCGAAGCGGGTTTTGGCTAAACTTATTATAGTTATTATGCTGTAACTCCGAATACTTCCAAGTTAAATTCATCAACGGTATTGAAATCATTGGTATAAGCACCAAAGTTTGTCTCCAGAGAGATAACGTCTTCAATACTATGAGAAGGTACATCAATATGTACTTTTGGAAAGTTCAAGTTAATTCTGGGTTCCGAAGAAACAGTTCCTCCAACTTTAAATGTAACATTAAAGTCGTTTACAACTTTTGTAAGACCTTTAGTTGGGTTTACAAGATCGGAGAAGAAGTCCGCAGAAGATCCTGTATTATCTCCATCTGATCCGGTATCATCAAATACCAAGTAGCAAGTAAAGCTTCCCCCGATTGCTCGAGCACCCGTTACACCTTCGACTGGTTTATTAATTGTACCCAGTTCTTCCGGTACAAGATAAGTTACATTGTTTGAAATTGTAATATTACCTCCAGTAAGAGTAAAGTTATAAATACCGGTATTTATAGTTCCTCCGCTAGCATACGCATCAAGGCCGCTTGTACTTGTAGAGATGCTAATAGTTGTAGCCGCTACTGCAGTTACAGTATGATTTGTATTATTCAAAGCTGCTTGAAGAGTATTGCTACTAGAAGTATTGTTATCCACTACTCCAACAATACGAATTGTGTCTCCAACTTTTACTCCATGTCCTGAAGCAACCCCTGTAAATACAGTTGTACTCCCAAGAGTTATTCCAGTAAATGATAAGGGTTTCCCTTCCATTACCTCTGGCTGTTGCCCACGAACTTCGAGTTGGGTTAGACGGTTACGAATAAAGTTTTTAGTTGACGTTACGCCACTATTAATTGCGGGGTAATAAGCGTCGTGAACAGCAGCACTACCAGAGGGCTTGCCTCCAGAATCTACCGGCACATAGAGTTCCAAATCAGCATCACTATCCAACCATACTGTATCCTGAATCACTGCAGGAGCCGTAGTCTGTACTTTTACTAGCCCTAAGCTCTTCAAATCTTCTACTTCTTTTGCAAATCCTGACCAGTTGGCAGTTGCAATTCCATCAATGTCAAAATCAATAGAACACTCATTTACAATTGCGTTACTAAGCTTGTATACTATAGGCTCTTGTGGATCTGTTTCAAATACGAAGTATAAAGTAATTTGAGGTAGAGTGGATCTATTAGAGTTCTGAAAACCTAAGAGACCTCCGGTTCCTCCAGAAAGAAGAGTGGCACCCGCTTCGTCATATACAAGACCACTAGTACCTCCTACACCATTTACTGGGTCCTTTAATCTTGTATAGTCTCCTTCTGTAGTAGTGCCAGTATTTGTTACTCCTGCGCCTGCAAATTCGTCTGCGCCTGCCATCGAAGCCCAAAGAACTTGGTCAACAAGATGCATTTTGCTAGAGCCACGATTTGTGGGACGAATATAAGTGCTAAAAGACCATTCTGCAGGGGCCAAAGAGTCTGTAAAAAGACGTCGACCACGTCGGCTAATACCTGCAGTACTTTCCATTTCATTCAAACCAATTTCGGTTTGATTTGTAGTCTGCGAAAAACTAAATCCATCAAGCACAGGTACTTCCCACAAACCTTGAAAGTCTCCATCGCTATCTGTTAGTTCGACATAGAGTTTCGAGTCGCGACTAAAATAAAGTTTATCTGCCATAGATTATCTCCTATATCTTGAAAAGGCATGGACGTGAACGTTTGTTCGTGCCAGCATTTTCTAGTATCGAACCTCTATTAGAATTTCTCCAACTCCTAAAGGTTCTAGTACACCTTCATCAGTATCAATACTAATGACTGTGATTTGTTGAGTGTACTGCTCCAGACCCATTCTGTCATAGTACACAAATCGACTATTTTCTTCTAAAATTGTTTCGACGTCTTCTAGTAGCTCATCAAGGGCATCAACTGCGTCCTCTTCATTTACATAACATCGAATTGTAATATTTAAAAATCGGTCTTTATACTGACCGCCTTGATATTGTCTACTTTCAGACCCCGCATTTAAGTGTACTGCAGGAAACTCTTCTACTTCGTCCCAGAACTTAAGTCGAGGACTTACTTCTGCAACTGCGGTATGATAAATACCTCTACCATCTATTGCTGCTATTT